CGAGGTTTACGGAGTGCGAACAGATTGTTGCCCGGGGATTCCATACGTTCTTGGAAGTTGGGTGCGCCTTGGCTGAGATCCGGGATAATCGCCTGTACCGGGAGGATTACCCAGGATGGACCTTTGAGCGGTATTGTAAGAAAATATGGGATATGGGCAAAGCCCATGCCAACAGGCAAGTTGCCGCATATCGTGTTGTCAATCTTCTTGAGTCGAAATGGCTCCAATTGGAGCCAAAATCTGAGGATGCCCTTGGTTACGTAACAAATGATGGAGAAAAGCTGGATATTGACCCAAACAGCCTTGAACCCCGTGAATTTATACTGCCCGTAAACGAATGCCAAATCCGGCCTTTAACACAGCTAAAATCAAATGAAGATGTCTGCAAAGCCTGGTTTGACGGCGTGGTCCCTCAAGTTCAGGGAGACCCCAAAAAGAAGCTGACAGGAGCCCTTGTTAATAAAGCGGTTCGGGAGGTGAAAGGAGAAACTACCAAACAGCGGAGAGTAAAAAAAACAGAGGAACTTGAATCCACCGAAAGGTTAAGCAACATCTTTAAAAGGCAGTGCAAAGTCATGGAAGAGATTATCAACGAGGAACGTAATGACAAATGGAAAAACACATCCAAAAAAGAGGCTGTTAAGTGGCTGAAATATTTGGTCACGTTAGCTGAAGACGATGATTAAAGGAGACGATTATGGGCGCTTTAATATCAGAATTTGAATTGTCGGTGGCTTTATCCGTCAGCACCAGATCTGTCCAGCTACGGGCTGAAAAAGAGGATTGGACGGTGGTTAGAAGAACGGTTCAAGGCGGCAGTAAACGGTTTTATGTGTTTGATCTGCTCCCGGATGAGGTAAAGGCGCGAATCGCTGAAGAATGGAACAGGCAACGGTCATGAATGCATTTGTCGCAGAATCACAGATATCCGACGCCCTGGGCGTCACCACCAAGGCGGTGCAGCTTCGGGCCGTAAAGAACGCGTGGCCGGTTAAGGAGAAAAAGAAACAGGGCGGGTCTGAGCGATTTTATTTTGCGGATATGCTGCCGGTGGAGGTGAAACAGGCCCTGGTTGATCGTCGGTCTGTGAACCAGTCCGGACTCCCGGCTTTGGTACATGATACGGCTGTGCCAAAGCGGTCAAAACAGATCGGCCTGGCCAAGTATAACCTGGTGCATGCATTTCGGGTGGCCAAGGAGCGGGCCGGGTGGGGTCGCAAAGGTGAAGCTGCGGCGGATTTCCTGCTGGCATACAATGCCGGTGTGCTTATGCCAAAGGTTTTTGAGGTTGTGGGAGATATCCAGCTTAAAACCCTTGAGGCCCTGGATAAGAAGCTTGCAAAGCATAACGACGATTACCTTTGTCTGTGTGATGGGCGCGGCGGGTGGAAAAAGCACGGAACAACCAAGTACAAGGAACGGCAGCTCTCAGAGGCTGCCAAGGCGTTCTTCCTGCGGTGCTATCTGCGCCAGGAGCGGCCCAGCGTGATTATGTCCATTCGTGGGACCTGGCATGCCCTTGAAAAAGCCGGCCTGGATGAAAAGCCGGGTGAAAGCACGTTCAGGCGGTGGCTCAAGGACTATGAGACCTACAACGCCGGGGTGATCTGCCTGGCCCGGGAGGGTGAGAAGGCTTACAAGGATAAGTTTGCCCGGTATATCACCCGTGATCCTGAATTGCTTGAGGTGGGCCAATGCCTGGTGGCTGACGGCAAAACGCTGAACTTCACGATTCTCCATCCTGAAACCGGCATGCCCTGCCGCATGACCCTTATTGTGTTTTTTGACTGGAAATCAAGGTACCCGCTGGGCTGGCAGATTGCGCCAACGGAAAATCAGTGGGTGATCCTTGGAGCATTCCGCAATGCGTGCATGGCCCTGGGTCGGTATCCGGACAGCGTGTACCTGGATAATGGCCGGGCGTTTAAGGCCAAACTGTTCAAAGGGGCAGGCCTGGATCTGGATTTTGAAGAGATGAACGGCCTGTACGCCCGGGTGGGGACAGCGGTATTTCATGCCAAGCCATACAATGGGCGGGCCAAGGTGGTGGAGCGGTTCTTCAATACATTCCAGGACCAGCTTGAATCCCAGCTTTCATCCTTTTGCGGGGATTCCATTGATACCAAGCCGGCCCGGCTGCATCGAAACGAAAAATATCATCAGAAGATTCACCAGCTCCAGACCGGGGGGCGGGTGCCCACCATCCGGGAAGCAGCGGTGATTGTTGAGCAGTATATTCAATGGTATGCCATGCAGCCTCATACGGATCTGCAGTTCTCCCCCATGGAACGACTGATGGCCGGTCGGGGTCCTGGACTTGATCCGTCCCAGCTTCATCTGGATTTCCTGATTCCTGTGAAGATCCATATCCGCAGGGGACGGGCCGTGCTCTGGAAAATTGATTATGAATCAGATGCGTTTGACAACCTGAAACTCAATTTTGAAGCCATTGCCCGGGTGGATACGGCGGATCTGAGCCGGATTTGGTGCTGGACAACGGACGGAATTTATATGGGGGAGGCATACCCTGTGCGGGCGTGTCATCCCATTGCCAATCTGTTCGGGGATCAGGCGTCGGTTGAACAGGTTGAAAGCGAGATAAAGCGCCAGCAACGGGTGGTTAAAAATGCCAAGAAACAGCTTACCCAGCTGGCCGGCCTTAATGGAGAATCACAAAGCCAATATCTCGCTTCCATAGACGTTTCCATTCCCAAAGAAAAAACGCCGTTGCTGCCCGTGCCGGGAAATGACGGAAAAAAGGCCGAGACTCAAGAGCCTGAGAAGGTATCTGAAGCAGAGGCTAAGCGGCTGGTTGCTCTGGTTGAAAAAGCAGAAATTGAAATGGCTGAGGAACCGGAAATTCACAGGCCAACGTACTGGAAATCAGAGCTTGAGCGCTATGAGTGGTGCTTTAGGCTGGTTCATGAACACGGCATGGAAGCTGACGCTGATGATCAACGCTTTATGGCTGAATTTGAACGCAGTTCTGCATTTGAAGGCTCTCGGCAACGGTATGAAGATTTAAAGATGATATTTGGTAATAATAATTAAAAGGAGGCAGGAATGAAGAATGAATTCATTGAAACCCCAAGGTGGGCAGAGTTCATTAAAGCAATCAATACCATCTCAGACACGGAAAACGGCAGACCCGGCATGATGGTGGCCTGGGGATATGCAGGCCGTGGAAAGACTGAATGTGCAAAGACTTTTGCCACACGTAATGAGATGGCCGTGCGAATCCCTTTTTATACAGACTGGACACCGCGTGCCATGTTGACCACTATCTGCGAGAAAATAAACGGTATGAGACCCGGTCATCTTGACCGGGCAAAGCGCATCATCATGGAAGAGGTGGATAGTCAGCAAAGAATACTGATGATTGATGAGGCGAACCGTATGACAGTCAATCATATTGAACATCTTTGCGATATTTTTGACGAGACCGGATGTCCGATCGTTTTGATAGGCGAACCCAGCATCCATACTCAGATTCATTCGAGAACCAGAATTTTACGGCGTTTTACCCAGGCCGTTGAATTCGGACCGCTGCAAAACGAGGATGTGATGATATTCGGCCTGAAAAACTGTGGCATAAAAATACCGCCCGAAGGCGCACATATCTTGAGGCTGAAAAGCAAAGAGAGCTTTGGATTCCTAATCCATTACATGCTTAAGCTGGAAGATATTGCCAGGTCAAATAAGATCGAAAACATTTCCATTGATATTATCAAGGACCTTCCGGACGATTTGCTTCCAAAACCTAAACCAGAGGGGTTTTTCAAGTCATGAAAAAAGAAACGCTGTTGCAGCGCGCCATGGTGGTCAATGGGCTGTTTTCGGCTGAAATGCTTGAGCGTCATGCCGGGTTAAACCGTAACTTTGTTTCCGGGAGACTTAAATCATACGAAGGGGCAGGATTTATTAAACGGTCAGGGGTCGGTGATAAAGGTGAAAAACTTTGGCGTATGACTATGACCGGCAAGCGGAAATTTGATCCTAAGGCTCCCATGAGTGTTTTTCAGTCTTCCCCCAGGCCGGTGAACGTGCAGTCAAACCGGGCTGAGCGGCTTAAGCTGAAGAGTTCGCCCAGGGCGCTGATGGCGCGGGATATTGATGAACTGCCTGAAACAAAGCTTTGGAGAGCCATTCAGGAGCTTGGCATTTTCAGGATGTCTGAGCTTTTAAGCATGGATCTGGCATCTAAAAGCACTGCATATCAATACTGTTCAGCGCTTTTGCGGGCCGGCTATCTGGATAAGACGCATCAAAAGCTGCAATGTAATCAATGTGTTTATACCGTTGTAAAGTCCACAGGGGAGGCAGCTCCTGTTTTGGGACGGGCGCTGTTTCTGTATGACCCGAATACGAACCAGATATGGGATGATATCCCAAGGCGGATGGAGATTGCCGGGGCTTTGGAAAAATAGAAACGGCCTGGCGATGTTAGCGCATCGGGGTCCAGGCCTTAACCGCAACTTGTGACAGGGTTGCAAATCAAGGGTAGCCATCCTGGCTGCCCTTGTCAAGAAAGGAGATTTGATCATGAAACACAGAGTTACTACCGGATGGTTCCGGCCTGGCCGGAAGGATGAAAAAACGGGAACTTTAATTACAATGATTTGCCTGGAGCATAACTGCGGGAATCTCTGGGATGCCGGACGTGCCAGCGATGCGTGCCCTAAATGCGGATCCAGGGCCGTGATTCCTGCCAACAAGTGGAATCTTGACAAAAAAGGCGTTCTGAAGCTGGGGAAGGTGAGTCATGGCAAATGAAAACGGATGGGTGTCGTGGGATGATTCGCTCAAGAACGAGGGCGATGTGAGGCGGTTGGCTGTCAATGATTTACACAATGAACTGATATTCGCGGCGGCTGAAATCGGCGGGATATGCGAGATGGCTAACTGGGCAAGTGCCGGTGTGGCTGGTCGTGTCTCTGCGACCGGAAAGATGTTGCAGGATGTCACCATTGGAGAAATGTTGGATTTGCTCAATGCGCAGAAGGAATATCATGCTGTGATAGAGGAGCTGGTTACCCGGGGAACGGGAGGCGGTAATGATTAGTAATGCTAAAAAAGCGGTGATCCACATTGCAAAAGCCCAGGTGGGTATGCGCGATGAAGAATACCGGGATCTGCTTTCCAGTGTCGGGGCATCATCGTCCAAAGAGCTGACAGATGCCACGTTTAACAAGGTTATGGGTCGGTTTGAGACGTTGGGGTTTCGCACTACATCCAAGCCGCGCAAACGGCCCAGGAAGGCGACCGGTCTGCCGCCGGGCAAGCGGGAGATCATGGCAAAGCTGGAGGCCATCCTCCTGGATATGGATCTGCCCTGGGCGTATGTGGACAGCATTGCACAGAAGCGGTTTGGCGTTGATACCGTGCAATGGCTGGATGCTACGGCACTGCACGCGGTGCTCAAGATGATGATTTACCACCAGAATCGAAAGAGAAAGGAGCGCAAATCGGAACATGCTTAAACTATCAAAACATTTTGTTGAAAACTGGGATAAGCGGGTGGGATATGTTCCCCGGGCCAAGGAGGTCCGGCAAATGATCAACCAGGCGGTGCGGCTCCAGAAGGGCCGTCAGATTTCCGGGCGTACCGCATGGATCAAGACGTTGACCATTTACTGGCATACAGGCCTGAACCTGATCATCACCGTGGATCATTACACGAATACTGTGGTGTCAGTTTACAGCCAGGATATGGAACGGCGGAGGCCCATTGGTGATGTTTTGGAGGGATGCTGACCATGGCCCACGAAAAAAGCAACGAACTTTTACAGATCCTCAAAGAAATACGTGGGGAAAAGGAAAATGATATGGCTGATAAGCAGGAACTGATCATTGGAACTACGGCCGGTAAACAGAAATTGTGCCCGGCATGCAAAGCATACCTCCCGGCGAATGAGGAATATTTTTACAAGGATGGCCGCAGTGCCAGCAATTTGTCGTCCTGGTGCCGGAAGTGCCAGCGGGCAAAACAGAAAACAATAGATTCTAAAAAATCACAACCCCGGAAGGCGGCCAGGAAAGCATCCAGGTCGGATATTATCTCCCTGGACTTTTCCGGGGATAAGGGCCTGCTGGACGGTCTGCTCATGGTAGCCCAAAAGGAGCGGCGCACGCCTGATCAGCAGGTGATGTGGTGGCTGGAACAACAGATATGCGAAACAGGAGACATGATATGAATATGAACGATTATATGGAGGACAGTCAGGGGAGGCTCGTGCATACCGACAATGTCAAGGAGATCGACAAGATCCGGGACATGCTGGTCAGGAGTATTGCGATTGAAGCCAGGACGCACCGTAATATGCTGGCGAAGTTCAAAGCTGTGGCAATGTCTGAGATAGACGCATTTGTGGAGATGTCAGCGTCTGATTACGGGGTATCCCTGGGCGGCAGAAAGGGGAACATGAACCTGTTTTCCTATTGCGGGAAGCTCAAAATCCAGGTGCAGGTGTCGGAATATGTGGTGCCTGATGAACGGCTGAATGCTGCAAAGGCCCTGATTGACAAGCTGTTGAACTCATGGACCCAGGGCAGCCGGTCTGAGGTTAAAACCATTATCAATGACGCCTTTGCCGTTGACCAGGAGGGTAAGTTCAACCTGCGTAGGATTCTTGGCCTGAGGCGGCTGGAGATTGCTGATCCGGACTGGAAAAAGGCCATGGATGCCATATCGGACAGCCTGCAGGTTATCGGGTCAAAGCGGTATATGCGGGTGTATGAGCGGGTGGGCAATCAGGATCAGTGGGAGCCCATCAGCCTTGATTTTGCGTCGTTATAGGAAAAAGGATGGAGCAAATGAAATATGAATGGGTTGACCATCGGATTGTGGAGCTATGGGCGTGCCAGCATGGGTATCAATTTGCACGTCGGCTGCGGCTGCATATGATGATCGCTGCTTTGATGGATATGCCTGTATGGGGAGACATAGTTTAAAAATGGAAGGATGAATAAGCTATGAAATGTGGAAAAACAGAACTGGAAACGCTTGAGATTAACGGATGGGGTGTCGGAGACATCCTTGAAGGAGATGAAGGGTATGGCCCGGCCAGGATAATGATTACAGCAGTTGGTGAAGAACGTTTCCTTTGTAGGTGGGATCATGAATGCATGGGCAAATGGGGATCAGAGTGCGGGAATACCACTCTGAAATTACGTGAATGGAAGCTTGTGAAGCCTTTTCATCTTGCCAAATAGAAGATGCTATTTAATCAGGCATAATCCATTACGGAGGAAATATGAAAAATAAGGATAGAATAGGACAAATTGCCATGCATCCAGGTAACGAAAACGCCTGTCCAGTAGTCGTGTATGTCCTCGGGCTGAATGGGCTTGGCATGCTGGCATTACAAGAACTAAATTCGGGAACCCTCTCAATGGCAAGCCCTGAGAGAGATACGTTGCTTGATTTCAATTTCAATGAATACGAAATTTTACGGGCAAGTTGGTATGTCGATCACCATGAGCAGAGCAAGCAACGGTGGGCTAAATCAAGGGACCGCCTTATCAAAAGCCAAGAGTCTTAATAATATATTAAACGCACCGGTGGTGTGTCATGGCGGAAGAAATCAAAAAGGAAAACCGGTTTATAGAACATGATCAACCCAGACGACATACAACTTGATGACCTGCCGGATGAGTACCGGGATGTGGCCGAACGGATCGGGCTTAAAGCGGCCCTGGCTCTGGTGGATGGGTTTGCGGGTTGTCAGTTGTATGTGCCTAAGCTGGATACGCTGGCCCGGAAGTTTATTTACAGGCAGATGTATGATGATTTCCGAGCTTGCGGCAACTATAAGCGGGTGGCTGTTAAGTATGGGCTGTCCGAGTCCAGGATCCGGCAGATTGTCAAGGCTGAGCGCCGGCGACGGGTGCCGGTGCGCGAGACCCAGCGGGAGTTGTTTTAAAATTATGTTGACAGAAAATTTTGATAATGCGTATAGTTACCCTGTCCGGTGCAAAATCACTGGGCCGGGTTTGGAAGCCCGATTTAAGAGGCGGATGACAGACCGCCGTTTATGGCGGTTTTTTTGTCTGCGTAACATCCCTCCCTTATGACTTTTCGGGCGGGCTGTGCGGGGGGCCTTTAGCCCGCCGGTTGCCTCTTAGCCGGTCTTCCAACCCAATCAGCCCGCCTTTTTTGTTTGGAAGCGAATCAGGCGTATTTTTTCAAAATTTATAAGAGGAGTCTATCATGAACGAAATTAAGAAGTTTCAATTCAAGAACAGCGATGTAAGAACGCTCACAGACGAAGCAGGAGAACCTTGGTTTGTGGCAAAAGATGTATGTGAAGCTTTGGGATATTCTAACCCCAGTAAAACTATATCTGATCATCTTGATGACGATGAGCGGTCTAACGTTTTGTTAGACCGCGGTGGGAGCCTTGGGATCATTAATGAATCCGGTCTTTACACGCTCATTATCAGATCAAACAAACCAGAAGCAAAACAATTTAGAAAATGGGTTACAAGCGAAGTTCTACCCGCCATAAGAAAAACAGGATCATACACCATGGGGAAATCTGTGGAGATCATGGAAGGCAACTACGAATATACCCTGCAGCAGATGCGCAAGCTCAAAGACCAAAACAAGAGCCTGAAGGATACCGTTCTGGCCCAAACCCCATACTGGGCAAAGATCAAACGGTGCAAGGATATGGATCTTACCAACGCAGAGACCGCCCGGGTGATCTGCAAAAGCTCCCGCTTTGTCTCCTCCACGCTGAAAAAAATGGCGGAGCTGGGCATTAAGCCGGATTGTATATCTTTCCGGCTGATGCTGCTTGAAGGAGAGCTCCAGATCTATCGCCTGGAGAATGAGACCTTAAGGCGGCGTTACCCAGATCAGTTCAAACATATAGACCAGGATCGGAAGCAGGATCCGGAAGGCGGTGCAGAATGAGCCCCAGAGACAAAGAGAGCCTCACCGCCATGGACCTCCTGGAGAATGTCGCGGTGAAGGTGCGGTGCCTGGCCGATATCGTGGCGTGCATAGAGCATGAAGAAAAGGTGTATCTGTCCCGGGAGGGCATTGCCGGGCTGTATGGATTTCTGGACAATATATATAACGATATCAGGACGGCGGATGCCTGCCTGAGAGTCTGAGATTTTACCGGGCGGCCTGTTCCGGGACGCCCGGTTTTCCCACCATTTCTTTCCGCATGTTTTACTGCATTTTCTTGAAACATGTTATTTTTATTCAGCCAACATCTTATCTAAAAAGTATCCATTACTGTGAATTTTTAGGGAGAGGCTTCCCCAGGAGACAAGGACAATGGATACCAACGCCAGACAGCTTTCCAAACATTTTTCCCTGTATGAAATGATCCGGTCAGAAACAGCGGCCCGCAAGGAGATTGACAACACGCCGCCTGGGGAGCTGGTCCCCAAGCTGCGCGATATCTGCGTGCAGATTCTGGAGGCGGTGCGGCTGCACTACGGTGTGCCGATCCGGCCTAATTCCGGGTATCGCAGCCCTGAACTGAATAAGGCTGTGGGCGGGTCTGCAAAATCCCAGCACTGTAAGGGTGAAGCCGTGGATATCGAGATCGCAGGTGTGAGCAATTACGAGCTGGCAGCCTGGATCAAGGATAATTTGATTTTCGATCAGTTGATTCTGGAGTGCTACACGCCTGGGATTCCGGAATCCGGGTGGGTCCATGTCAGCTATAAAGCCGGGGCTAACCGCAACCGGGTGATGACATACAGCAACCGCGTGTATCAGCCCGGACTGATGGCGTAAAGGAGGCATCGTGGATTTAACGGGTATCGGATCTGCATTTGATTTTGCCGGTGGACTGCTGGATCGCTTTTTCCCTAAAAAGATGGACGAATCAGAGCGGCTGGCCATGCAGGCACAGCTCAGTGAGGCTATTTATTCGCGGGATGTCCAGCGGGACCAGGCCAAGCGGGATGTCATGGTGGCCGAGATGGGCCAGGAGGATAAATTCACCAAACGGGCCAGGCCGTCTGTGGTTTACATGGGCCTGGTGTTTATCGGGCTGGTGCATGTGGTGTTTCCCATGGGGTTTTACTTTTCCGGTCTGTTCAAAGCTTCCATGCCCACGCTTCCCGCGCTCTGTCTTCCCCAGGAGTTCTGGTGGGCCTGGACCGGCATCTGCTCTGTGTGGGTTATCGGCCGCAGTGCAGAAAAGACTACCACTGCCAAAGGCGCGGCCGGCAAGGTGCTTTCAATGATCACCGGATCCAAAGGGGCATAGATGGATGACTGCGATATGGGCAGCATGTACGAGCAATTCCTCAGGGACCGCGCCATTGCAAAGGCCCGGGCGCGGCATGGCATGCCCGCATGTGCCGAGTGCATTGACTGCGGGGAGCCTATTCCTGCTGCCAGGCGACATGCAGTCCCGGGGTGCCGTAGATGCGTGGCGTGCCAGGAAGTCTTTGAGGAGGCGGGACAATGATTAACTATCAGGCCTGGCAGTTCTGGTTCATGGTGGGATCTGCCCTGATAAATGTCGTTGTCTGGGTTGGCGTCTGGATGAGCAATAAAGACAAGGCCAAGGGCAAGGATATTGCCGAAGTCAAAGAGGAAATCCGGGTGGTTGACAAACGGGTGACACGGCTGGAAGAGAACCAGATCGGGCATGATGACCTTGGCAAGGTGTATGAGCGGATCAATGCGGTGTCTGACCAGGTGTCCGAGATGAAGGGCGAAATGAAAGGATCTTTGGGCAGTATCGGAGGGTCTGTGGACATGATCCTTGACCATTTGCTTAAGGGAGAAAGGTGAAAACTATGAGTTTCAGCGATACGGTATCTCAGCATCTGCGGATCACGCTTTTACGGCTGCTGTCAGAGTCTGCGAACTACACCATGAATGAGTCCATCCTCACGGACGGCACCGAGCCTTACGGGTTTACGCCCAGCCGGGACCGGGTGCGCACAGAGCTTTACTGGCTCCAGGAACAGGGGCTTGTTTCACTGGACGATGATCCTGGGATCATCGTGGCCTGTCTGACGGAACGGGGTCTGGACGTGGTTAATGCCCGGGTGGTGGTGCCTGGAATCAAACGCCCAACCCCCAGAAGGCGGTAGTCATGACGGCAAAGAAACGAAAAGGCCGGGGCCGCCCGTCATCCATTGACCAGTTGCCCGAAGATCTGCGGGTGGAGATCAACGCGGCCCTGCGGGACCGGCGCCTGACCCAGACAAAGATTCTGGATGCTGTTAATCCGGTGCTTGAGGTGCGCGGGGAGAAACCCATATCCAAGTCCGCCCTGGGCAGATACGCCATGGCTGTTGAGGAAAAAGGCGCCATGATGCGCGAGGCCCGCCAGGCAGCCGACGCCCTTGTGGGTGGCTTAGGGGAGAACAGCGGCACGGATCTGGGCCGGGCCGTTACGGAACTGGTTAAGACCTTGTCATTTAATCTGGTGCTCAATGACGGTGATGTGGATGTGGATACCCTGAACAAGGTGGCGTTGATATCCCAGCGCATTGAGCGGGCCAGCAAGATCACCCTGGACCGGGAAGACCAGATCCGGCGGCTGGCCATTGAGGAGGCTGCGCAAAACATCGAGGCCGAAGGTATCAAGCGGGGCATGCCTGCTGAACGCATTAAAGAGATCCGGGAGATGATTAAATTCTGATGGGACGGGCACAGAACATACCCGATGATCCGGACCGGATTTTCCTGCCGTTCCAGCGAGCCTGGATAGACGACAAGTCCCGGCTCAAGATCATGGAAAAATCCCGGCAGATCGGCATCTCATGGGGCACGGCCTTTGCCTGTGTCGAGCGTACGGCAGCGAAGGAGAACCTGCATGACCAGTGGATATCAAGCCGGGATGATATCCAGGCCAGACTGTTCCTGGTGGACTGTAAAAAATTTGCCGGGATGCTCAATGCGGCTGCCCGGGACCTTGGCTGCGCGCTTATCGACGAAGATAAAAAAATCAGCGCCTATGTGCTGGCCTTTGCCAACGGCAAACGCATCCACTCCATGAGTTCCAATGCCGATGCCCAGGCAGGCAAACGCGGTGGGCGTGTCCTGGATGAATTTGCACTGCACCCGGATCCGCGTAAGCTCTATTCCATTGCTTACCCCGGCATCACCTGGGGCGGGCAGCTTGAGATTGTCTCCACCCACCGGGGCAGTGCAAATTTTTTTAATGAGTTGATTGAGGATGTCAAACACCGGGGCAATCCCAAGGGATTTTCCCTGCATACCGTGACCCTGCAGGATGCCCTGGACCAGGGTTTTTTGTACAAACTCCAGGCCAGCCTGCCGGACGGTGATGAGCGCCAGGACATGGATGAACAGGATTATTATGATTTTATCCGGTCCGGGTGCGCCTCAGAAGAGCAGTTTCTCCAGGAGTACATGTGCTTTCCGGCTGACGATGCAGGGGCTTTCCTGACTTACGACATGATTGCGGCCTGTGAGTACCGGCCCGGCGTGGTGTGGGAACTGACCGGGGCTGAAAAAGAGCTGTACCTGGGCATGGATGTGGGCCGCACCAGTGATCTGAGCGTGTTCTGGGCAATAGAACGGGTCATGGGCCAGTTTTTCACCAAGCACTTAGTTACCCTGCAAAACAAGACGTTTTCAGAACAGGAGGCGGTTTTATATGCTTTATTGGATAACCCTGCCGTACGTCGGGCCTGTATCGATTCCACTGGCCTGGGTATGCAGCTTGCCGAGCGTGCCCAGGAAAAATTCGGCACTTACCGGGTTGAGGGGGTGCGGTTTTCAGCGCAGGTCAAGGAAGAACTGGCGTATCCGGTCCGGGCAGCTTTCGAGGATAAGGCCGTCAAGATCCCCAAGGATGACCAGATCCGGGCGGACCTGCGGGGAATTAAAAAAGTGACCACAGCGGCCGGAAATATCCGGTTCGAAGCTGACCGGGGGGCCAACGGACATAGTGACCGGTTCTGGGCACTGGCCCTGGCCATTCATGCGGCAGCCGAACCTGCGGGTGAGGTGGCGTATAAAACAACCACCAAGCGGCGTTTTGCCACAAAAGGAGCCTGGTAATGGGGATGATTTACGATCAGTTTGGCCGTCCGTATACCCGGCCGGAGAAAAAACCGGCCAGGCGCCCCCTGGCTGCCGCCCCCCTGACCGATGCGTTCCGGGATTATGTGGCGGACGGGTTGACGCCGGGGCGGCTGGCTGCCCTGTTTAGGGAGGCGGATGGCGGAGACCCGGCCAGGCAGGCGGAACTGTTTGACCAGGTGGAAGAGCGGGACGGTCATATTATCGGGGAGATCAGCAAGCGCCGGAACGTGATCCTGGATGCTGACTTTACCCTGGCGCCGGCATCTGATGATGCCCGGGACATCCGGGTGTATGAAGACGTTGAAAAAATGCTGGAAGGGATCACGGACTGGCCGGATGTGCTGACCACGCTGCAGGAATCGGTTGGCAAGGGCTTTGCCGGCCTGGACATGGACTGGGATACATCCGAGGGCCAGGCCCGGGTGGAGCGGTTTGAGTTCATTGAGCAGAAACGGTTTTTGTTTACTGATCAGGCCGGGATGCTGTCCAAGATCCCCAGGCTGATCACCGATGAAAATCTGATGGGGGAGGATATCCCGGCATGGCGGGTGATGATGCACCGGTACGGGGGCAAGACCGGACATGCCACCCGGACGGCAATATACCGGGTTTGTGCCTGGTGGTATTTATTTAAGAATTATTCCATTAAAGACTGGGTGATCTTCTGCGAGGTCTACGGCATGCCCCTGCGCCTGGGCAAGTATGATTCCGGCGCCAGTGATGCGGATAAACAGGCCCTTGAGATTGCGGTGCGGGCCCTGGGCCATGATGCTGCCGGCATTATTTCCAAGGCCACGGAAATCGAATTCATTATGGGTAGCCAGGGGTCTGTATCCGCGGACCTGTACAAGGATCTGGCCGGGTTTGCCAATAAAGAGATATCCAAGGCGATTTTAGGGGGCACATTAACAGCGGATGTGGACGGCAAGGGGTCATATGCTGCATCCAATACCCACAATGATGTGCGCCACGACCTGATCAATGCAGACGCCAGGTCACTGGCGGCAACGGTGCGGACCCAGTTCCTGCGGCCCTATGTGGGGTTTAATTTTGGCTGGGATACTGCGGTGCCCAGATATACGGGCATGTTTCAGCCCGATGATCCCAAGGCTTATGCAGATCTGATTGATCAGCTTGCCGACCGGATGGACATCCCCGTGTCCCATATCCGGACAAAATACAGCATTCCGGAGCCCAAAGACGGGGAGGAATGTCTGAGGCCGAAAAATGCCCCTGTTAGCGCGCCTATATCATCCAAGCGGTATGTGGTTGCAAAATCGCCAAACCCTGCGAGAAATGAAAATCTCGCATTTCTCGACATGGTTTCTAACAACCTTGGCACCCAGGCGGATGATCATATCCAGGAGAGCCTGGATAGGGTCAAAAAGATCATGGCATCGGCCCGGGACATCCAGGAGGTAAAATCCATGCTTTCCCAGGCGTTTGCAGATCTGGAACCGGACGATCTGGGTGAGTTGATTGCCAAGGCCATGGCTGCCGCCGAACTCATGGGCCGGTATGAGGTGATGGACGATGCCTGATATCCTGGAGATATATGGCGGCAGGCCATTTGACGAGGCCATTGCCTATTTCCGGGACAAGTTGTCCATGAGAACGGAGCGCTGGGACGATCTGTGGAAGCAGATGCACACCAAGGCGTTCACCGTTGCCGGGGCCATGGATGAGGAACTGCTGGAAGACCTGAGGTCCGCTGTTGATAAGGCCATTGCCGAAGGAACCACCCTGGCCGAGTTTAGAGATGATTTTGATGCGGCTGTCAAGGCCTTTGGCTGGGTCTACAAAGGCGGACGGAACTGGCGGTCAAAGGTGATTTACGACACCAACCTGCGCTGCGCTTATCAGGCCGGCCGGTACCGGCAGATGTCAGATCCGGATGTCACGGCGTTGCGGCCCTACTGGCAATACCGGCACGGTGATTCTGTCACTCCCCGGAAACAGCATCTTGCCTGGGATGGTTTGATTTTGAGGCATGACAATCCCTGGTGGGACACCCATTATCCGCCCAACGGCTGGGGATGCAAATGCCGGGTGGTGACGCTGTCGGAGCGGGATATGGTCCGGCTTGGAAAAACAGCACCGGACAAGGCCCCGGCCATTGAGTACCGGGGCTGGACAGACCGGGAGGGCAAGATCCATCAGGCGCCCCTGGGTATTGATCCGGGATGGGATTACAACGTTGGCCAGGGAAACAACATTCTGCGGGCCACATAAAAGGAGGAATCAATGCATAAAATTTTAACGCTCATTGCCAAAGTCAGCCAGGACGGGTCCGGATGGATGGTGTTGTTTAAGGCCGGGTGGGGAGAACTTGCGGGAGGCGTGAAATACCTGGTGGACAAAACAGCATTTGACCTGGTCAAAAGCTATGTTGCCGGAACGGGCAATGAGGTCGTTTTTGACTATGAGCATCAGACGCTGAAAAATATGGAAGCCCCGGCATCCGGGTGGATCAAGGAACTGGCCTGGGAGGATGGCGTGGGCATCAAGGCCCGGGTGGAATGGAATGAAAAAGCATCCGGATATCTGGCAAAGAAAGAGTATCGGTATTTTTCGCCTGTTTTCTTTGTCCGCCAATCAGACAAGCGCGTATGCGGGCTGCATAGTTCAGCCCTGACAAATACCCCTAAAACAAAACATCTGACCCCCATACTGGCCAAGCTTGAAGCCGGGTTGGATCAATCAAAGGAGGATCCTATGGATCGAATAAAACTTATTGCGGCCCTTGGGCTCAAAGAAAATGCCACGGACGATGAAATTATGGCTGCTGTGGCCAAGCTGGGCATTGCTGTGCCGGAAGTAAAGGACAGGGAAATCGTTTCCAAGGCGGTTACCGCCGCACTTGATCTTGAAGATACTGCCAATGAATCCATGGTGGTGGCCTCCATCAATGTATTGAAACAGGAAAATTCCACAGGGGTATCCGCTGAAGACTTTAATGCCCTGAAAGAAAAAATGGCTGAGAGGGACGCCACAGATGCCGTTTCCAAGGCCATTGCCAAGGGCAAGGTGACGCCTGACCAGGAGGACTGGGCCATGGTTTACGCCAAAAAAGATCCGGAAGGATTTGCCACCTATGTGGTCAAGGCCCCCCAGGTGATACCTGTGGATAAGCTGGGGGGCAAAACGCAAACGGCAACGGATCCGGCAGCGGATGAGGCGGTTGTTGCCGTGGCGAAAATGATGGGCGTGGATATGGAAGATATTAAAAAATACAACGGAAAGGAGGGATGATAGATGACGGCGTTAACTGAAGACAAGCAGATAGAACTCCAGGACGGTGTGGAAAAAGCGTTTCTGGTTGCTGGAAGCCAAAAGATATTTGGTGGGGCTTTGACCTGTGTGAATGCGGCCGGGTACGCCCTGGAAGGCTCTGATACAGCCGGGTTGATCTTTCAGGGAATTTCCATGGAGCAAAAGGATAATTCCTCAGGCTCCAACGGGGATTTGAGTATTGTTCTCCGGCGCAGGGGGCTGATCAAGGTCATCATGGACACGGCCATCACCATTGCCAACATCGGTGACAACGTGTTCCTGGTGGATGACCAGACCGTGGATCTTTCCGGGAACGTGAGCAACAATATTTTTTGCGGGATAATCGCCGGGTACATTGATACCACCCATGCCTGGATCGACATTGAACCGGCTATCCGCCAGGCGGATGTGGCCACACATATTGCCGATACCAGCGCCGCCCATGCCGCATCCGCCATCAGCATGGCCGATGCAGGCGGTTTTACGACCCAGACAACAGTGGAAGCTGGCCTGCAGGAGATCTATCCCAAAGCACCTGTGGCCATTGCAGATCCTGGCGCATCCGGGGCAATCCCCGTGACACGGTCCGGCACCGTGGCTCTCACAACGGCTGATGCTGAGACACGGACCCTGGCCATTCCCGGTCTTGCGGGCATCACCATGGCCATATCCCTGGATGTGGACGGCGGTGACTGCGTCATCACGGCGGCGGCCGCAATCAATCAGACGGGCAACAATACCATTACTCTGGCCGATGCAGGAGACACCATTGTTTTGGCTGCTGTGCAGGTGGCCGGGGGCCTGGTGTGGCGGACAGTGGTCAATGACGGATGTGCATTGTCAACGGTTTAATGAAGCAACCATAGGAGAATAACACATGTTAGTTAACAAATCGAATCTGACGGCGGTCTTTATCAACTTGAAGACCACGTTCAACAAGGCGTTTGATGCCGCGCCGTCTATCTGGGAAAAGACCACTATGCGGATACCAAGCGGATCTTCGCAAAATGATTATTCCTGGCTGAGCCGGTTCCCGAAGATGGTGAAATGGCTTGGCTCCAAAACGATCAAGGCGCTCAAGGCAAACAAATATACGGTGGTCAACGATGACTGGGAAGCCACCGTGGAGGTGGATAGAAACGATATCGAGGACGACAATATCGGGATCTATGCGCCCATGGCTCAGGATGCCGGTTTTTCGGCCAAGCAGCTTCCGGACGAAATTGACGCGGACCTGAAGAACAACGCATTTACCAATCCATGCTACGACGGCCAGTATTTTTATGACACGGATCACCCGGTTGCCGGAGCAAGCGTCAGCAACAAGGGTACGGCAGCGCTTTCCGCTGCGACGACAGCACTTGCCACTGCCTCGTATGGCGCGGCAAGGACGGCGATCATGTCGTTCAAGGATGATGACGGCAGGCCACTGGGTCTTATCCCGGATGTGCTTGAGGTGGGTCCTGCCATGGAAGCCACGGCCAGGCTGATGTGTGAAAGCGACAAGCTCACGGATCAAAGCCCGAACCCATACAAAGGCACAGCAATGGTGCTTGTAAATCCAAGGATTACGAGCACCACGCAGTGGATGCTGCATGTGACAAACCGCCCGCTTAAGCCGTACATCTACCAGGAGCGCAAGAAGCCGGTGTTTGTACAGCAGACAAACCCGGACACCGAAGATGTGTTCATGAACAAAAAATTCAAATTCGGCGCCGAAGCCAGGGCAGCCGGAGGATATGGGTTATGGCAGCTTTCTTACGGCTCCACCGGCTTGGAATAGAGTCTCTTTAAACCACAATGCACGGCCCCGGGTGGGTTCCATCCGGGGTTTCATGGAGGAATAAAATGAAAGTTTTTGTAAAATCGCGGACAGACGGGTTCAGGCGGTGCGGCGTGGCTCATACCAGGGAAGGAAGAGAGTTCCCGGACGGATTTTTCAGCGAGGAACAGCTCATGCAGCTTGATGAAGATCCTGAGATCACCATGGGGCCTGTACTTGACGATACAGAAGAGCCGAACCTTGAAGATCTGGCCGAAGCGGCCGGAAAGGCCATTGAAGACGGCAATACCATTGCCAGCGGAGCACCGTCTGTGGAGGCTATGGAGGAAATCCTGGGGTACAGTATAACATCTGAGCAACGGGCTGTGGCCTGGGCTGCCTGGAAGAACGGGAATAAATAACAATGGCCTACTGCACGTTGACAGATATCCAGTACGTCATGGATGAAGATGACGTGATCCGGTTTACGGATGACGATGATTCAGGAACCGTGGACACGGATGTGGTGGACAAGGCTATCTCCGATTCCGGCAATCTTGTGGATGCTTATTTGGCAGCCCGGTATACCGTGCCCATGGACCCGGTACCGGACGTTATCAACGGAGTTGCCTGTGATATCGCCGTGTACAAGATATCTTCCCGGCGCGGAATCGCTTCCGAAGAGGTCCGCAAGAAATTTGAAGATGCGGTTAAGTTTCTGGAAAAGCTGGCGTCCGGGAAGGCTGTTTTGCCAGGATCGGATGAATCCACATCCGGGGGGACGGATATGGTCCGGATGACTTCTGATGTCCGAATCTTTTCCCGGGACAGCATGAGGGGGTTCTGACGTGGCCGGGGACGGGGTTGTTTTTGCTTGGGAGGATGAAGAATTCCAAAAGCTGTGTCAGGACGCGATTGATCGCGTTGAGAACGCGCATCCGGCCATGAAGAGCTTTGCTGAATACATGGTTACCCGAACAGCGGATCGGTTTCGGGATGAAGAGGCGCCCGACGGATCTGACTGGGACAAGCTTAAGCCTATTACCCTGCTGCGCAAGCAGCGGCGGAAACCGCCTGCAATAGACAAAATCCTCCATCAGGACGGATACCTTAGACTGGTCCATCCGCATGCGGACGATGATAGCTCAGGCGTTTACTCCTACCGGATTTATGCCGCCATCCACAATCGTGGCGGCATGGCCGGGAGGGGGCATAGGGTCAAAATACCCAAACGCGAATTTCTTGGCTTTAACCAGGAGGATATCCTGGAGTTCAAGGAGACGGTTGCGGACTATATTGTTTTAGGGAGGAAGTAAATGAACGGACTTATAACGGCCATACAGACAAAGCTCAGGGAGATTTCCGGCATCAGGGAGCCGGATGTGTTTTTATCCCCGGATCCGGATGTGATCCCGCAGAGTGCCGGATTTCCATGTATCGGCATTAAGGACGGCGAGGTGCTGCGATCGGATTTGTCCGGCGGGGTAACGGAGCTGACCATGAATGCGGATGTCATCATCTATGAGAAGGTGGCCAGGGAAGAGGCGTCAATCCGTAAAGTACTCTCTTTAACCGGGCAGGTACATGACGCCCTGGATGAAGATCTCCTGGGCGGATATGTCAAAGATGTGGTGCCGGGCAATGAAGATCCCATACGCCTGATGTACCGTGAAAAGGCGTTGGTGCTGCGCAAAATAATCCCATATCAGTATTTCAGGGAGGGTTAACATGTATCAATTGAAAAAAGGCCAGGAAGGGTTTGAGGTGGTGGACGGTCCGGATGCAGGCAGAGCATATCTGCGGGGAAAACCTTACACCAAGGTTCCGGCTGGATATGAAAACCGGTTTGAGCAGACCGGCACAGGTAAAAATACCAAAAAATCAACTGAGCCCACGGCAAAGACAAAGCTAATATCTGGAACAGCAACGACAGATGAGGAGAGTAAATAATGCGATCCATCAGAGCCAATCATAATATTATTGCGGTGTCCGCGTTTGCCCGGGAGACAGCCATAAACACGGCCAAGGATCTGGATTTGTCCCTGCTTGCGGCTGTGGGGGATATTATTTCCCTGGAGCCCAGGCGAGAAGACAATGTGGATGAGCTGACCGTCAAGGAAGAGGCAGACACCATATATGACATGGGCAGCACCTCGGCGCTGGCCCTGAATTTTAATAAGGCACAGCCCCAGCACTTTGCGTTTCTTTACGCCTTTGCCCTGGGGACCATTGCGTCTGCTTCGGCCGGGTCCGGATATACAAAAACCATCACTCCAATTGACGGAGATCTTGATGCAGAGCGGTCCCTCCCGTCATTTACGGCTGCCCAGCGCATGGGCAAAACCATTGCCAAGGAGCGGTTTTCTTCCATGTTTGTCAACTCGCTGACAGCTACTTTTGCCCGGGATGAGTGGTGCAAGGTTGTCGGGGAGTGCGTCGGCACTGGGAAATATGACGCATCCGTGACCGAGGAGGAGATCACAGCTGCCGGCAATGCCACAGCTCTGACCCTGGCAGTCAATGGCGTGGCCGGGTCCACGGCGGCTGAACGGGTGGATGCCATACATCAGATCCGGGTGGAACTTGATTCCGGGGTGTGGACGGAAGTTGAATTTTCTGCCGTTTCTTCGGCAACTCCGGCTGAGATTACGATCACGGCACCGGCAGTCACCACGGATGATATAACTTACAAGGTACTGTATGCCCCGACAGAAGCAACCTGGATGACCATGCCTGCCCGGGTGTCCGAGACCCCGCTGCGGGTGTCAGAGGTTGCCTTTTCCCTGGGT